CACTCTTGATGTCAAGAAACAGGGTAGACTTCTTTCAAAACAGGGTCTTCGAGGAAGTCGAGTTGATGTGATGATAACGGGATCAGAATCTCCAGAGGATGAAGATGAATATATGTGGGAGTTAAGTTTCAGTCGCCAGCATTATGGTTCAGATAAAACTAGATATGACGTGACAGGTGAAGGAGATGCAATGCGAATATTTGCCACCGTCATAGCAATTTCTAATGATTTTATAAAAAGAGAAAACCCTAAATATGTTGTATTCGGGGCAGAGAAATCGAAAGACTCTGGTGGATCTAAACAGTTACAGAGTCGCGAGAAGTTATACCTTAGAATGGCAAAAAAATACTTCGGCACCAAATATAATATAAAGATCAATGCTGGCAGTAGAGAGTCTCTATTTTTCTTGGATAGAAAGAAATGAAATCATTCAAACAATTTACAGCTAATAAGACTAAAAGAAGCCACTTTGATTGGGGAACGCCCGAATCTGTTAAGGCCGCAAAATCTATGACGCCAGGGCAAGGTACCAATGAGTCTACCGATGATTTGGTAGAAAGGAGCCCCAGTGAAATAGCCAAGTTTGCCCTGGGTGGGGTGGTGTTCAAAAAACAATACAAGGTGGCTCTCGACGCACTAAAATCGGTCCTCACGAGAAAGGGATCCAAACAGGTAGCAGGCCAACGTAAAGGTTCTCCTAAACATTCAATAGCATACTATGCTGCCCAAATTGCCAAGAGTTATGATCATGTTGACGGAAAAACGTTAGAGAAAATGTTACCTAAGAACTTTGTGTTTGAAGAAGCTCCAGTAACCAGCACAGCATCTATTCCAGATAGTACCAACATTGGTCCTATGAATGGTAAGCGTAGGAAGAAGGCACCTGTAACTAGACGCTACATAGAAATAATGGGCAAGCGAAGGAAGCAAGAACTATGATATCAACAACTATTTTAGGATCCATATTAGGATTTGCCGGAAGTGCTCTGGCTCCTATTGTTGGATATTTTGAAAAGAAAAACTCTGCCAAGCACGAGATTGCAAAGCTGGGGAAGGCCGCTGAAATGATCCAAGCTGGGTTTGAGCAAGATCAGGTTATGTACGCTCTCACTGCTCGTAGCGACGAACATAAAAGACTTCTCGATCACGACATTGCTATAAGTAAAGGGACGGGATTCACGTCAGGACTAGCCAAGATGGTCCGACCGATTTTAACGTATTCGTTCTTTGCCTTGTTTGCTGTTGTAGAGATGTCTACTCTTAATCATGCATTGTCGGCTGGGACGGAGTTTAATACTGCTATTCTACAAGTGTGGGATCAAGATACTCAAGCCATATTTGCAACCATAATCACATTTTGGTTTGGTAACAGAGTATTTGAGAAACGAAATAAACTGCCATAGCGGTTGACATAACACCCCCGTTCGAGTATAATAACAACTTAGTTTTCACTGAGGGGGAGTCCTTCCCTCACATATAATGGAGCCAACATGGCAAAGCAACAATATTTGGGAATCGAGATTGACTTGTCAAGAGACGGTCTATTCGACGCCCTCGGCCTACAACGGCTAAACGAAAGCTACATGAGGGAGGACGAGCCATCCCCACAGCACAGATTTGCGTACGTTAGTCAGACTTTTAGCTCCAACCCCGAACACGCTCAGCGGTTATATGACTACGCCAGCAAGCATTGGCTCTCGTATTCAACTCCAATATTATCTTATGGTCGATCCGCCCGAGGGATGCCGATTAGCTGTTTCTTAAACTATATTGATGACAGCAGCCATGGTTTGGTTAATAATCTATCCGAGACCAATTGGCTTTCTATGCTTGGGGGCGGTGTTGGAATTGGATTTGGTATTAGGTCGTCAGATGAAAAGTCCACCGGCGTGATGCCCCATCTCAAAACGTACGACTCTTCGTCACTGGCGTATCGACAGGGCAAGACACGACGAGGTAGCTATGCCGCATACTTGGATATAAACCATCCAGATATTATATCGTTCCTTGAAATGAGGAAGCCAACCGGCGATCAAAACATGCGATGTTTGAACCTACATCATGGCATTAATATCACAGATCGATTTATGAGTCTGGTAGAGCGTAGCATGCAAGACAGCGAGGCTGATGATGGTTGGAACCTAAGCGATCCATTCAGCGGTGAGATAAGGGAGACGGTTAGTGCAAGAGCTCTATGGGCTAAGATACTAGAATTGCGAATGGAGACGGGAGAGCCGTATATACACTTCATAGACACCTCTAATAGAGCGTTACCACAGTTCCAAAAAGATCTGGGGCTCAAGATCCATCAAAGCAATCTATGCAGCGAGATCATTCTTCCAACTTCCGAAGACCGCACTGCCGTGTGTTGCCTATCATCCCTTAATATGGAGCACTATGACGCTTGGTCTAAAGATCACAACTTCATCAAAGATGTGGCTGAGATGCTTGATAATGTATTACAGTTCTTCATAGATAATGCCCCACCAGAGGTTGCTAGAGCTGTATACTCAGCCAAGCGCGAGCGTTCTATAGGAATAGGCGCCTTGGGATTGCATGCATATCTACAACGCAAGGGTATAGCGTTTGAGGGCGTGATGGCTAAGTCAGCTAACAACCGTATGTTTAAACTTATCCGCAATCGTTGCGATGAAGCTAGTTTAGCCCTTGGATCGGAAAGGGGAGAAGCTCCTGATGCTAAGGGCACAGGCAAGAGATTCTCTCATGTTATGGCCATTGCTCCTAATGCTAGCAGTAGTATTATTATGGGCAATACTTCCCCATCTATCGAACCATATCGCGCAAACGCGTACCGGCAAGATACGCTCAGTGGCAGCTACCTTAACAAGAATAAGTACCTTGATGAAATTATATTGCAATTGTGTATAGATGATACAAAGAATGACTATGATGAGATATGGTCATCTATTATTGCCAATGATGGATCAATCCAACATCTCAAGATTTTTAATGACGAAGAGAAGTATGTATTCAAGACCGCTATGGAAATAGACCAACGTTGGATCATAGAACATGCTGCCGATCGTCAGCAATACATTGACCAGGCACAATCATTAAACGTGTTTTTCCGACCAGATGCTAATATAAAGTATCTGCACGCTATTCACTTTATGGCATGGAAGCAGGGAGTTAAAACAATGTACTATTGTAGGTCAGAGAAGCTCGGTAAGGCAGACAAGATTTCCAAGAAGGTGGAACGGCAGGCCATAAAGGAGATAGACTTCCAAGCATTAATTGATGATAATGCTTGCATGGCGTGCGAAGGATGAGTTAGTGACATCGTATGTTCTACCTGTACCTAAAGACCCACGCTCGCACTAATATAAAATACCTTGGTCAGACGCGTGAGGACCCATACACATATGCTGGATCGGGTGCACGTTGGCTCAATCACTTGCGGTTGCATGGTGATGAGGTGGATACGGAGATATTGTGGGTCGGAGAAGATCGCAACGAGATGGCGACGACGGGAACTAGATTCGCCAAGATGTTTAACGTTGTAGCTTCAGATGAATTTGCTAATGACTCACTGGAATCTGAATTGGACGAACATCAAGCTGGCAATGCTGAATGGCTTACTGGAAACCAACTCCCAGCGGTCCAGGAACGTCGAAGACAGGCAGCTCTAGGTAATACCAACACTCGCGGCAAGAAGTGGTGGCACAATGCTGACACTAACAAGATAACTCGAGCTGAATTTTCTCCTGGTATCGGATGGGTGAATAAGTGTCCAAAGGAATGGAGCCCAGATGGTCGAAAAAGAATATCGGAATCTTCATCTCGACCCAACACCGAAGAACATAACCGAAACATAAGCCTGGGCAAATCTGGGCGCCCCAATAACAATAAGGGGACAATCTGGATAGTAAACAATACTACCGGACAACGAAAACGTGTTCGGCCTGGTGCAGTACCAGAAGGATACACCACTCTTAAAAAAACCAGTGCTATTAAAAAACGGGACAGTATATGACAAAAAGTTTAATCACGGACGAACGCAGTTACTTTAAACCATTTAACTATGCCTGGGCATATGATGCCTGGCTAGCCCACGAGCAGAGTCATTGGATTCATACTGAGGTGCCAATGGCGGAAGATGTTAATGATTGGAAGCGCAAGATAACAGATGCTGAGAAATCATTCCTAACCAACATATTTAGATTCTTCACTCAAGGTGACATTGATGTTGCTGGTGCATACGTCAACAATTATCTTCCAAACTTTCCCCAACCAGAAGTGCGTATGATGCTTATGGGATTCGCCGCCCGAGAGGCATTACACGTTGCAGCATACTCCCATCTAATAGAGACGCTAGGGATGCCTGAGAGCACGTATAACGAATTCTTAGAGTATGATGCTATGGCAGACAAGCATTCTTACATGACGGACATGTCGTCTAAGAAAGATAACAAAGACGATATTGCGATGAACATAGCGGCGTTCTCAGCATTCACTGAGGGGATGCAGTTGTTCAGTTCATTCATTATGCTGTTGAACTTCCCAAGACACGGTAAGATGAAGGGTATGGGGCAGATCATTACGTGGAGTATTGTTGATGAAACGCAACACGCTGAGTCTATGATTAAACTATTCCGAACATACATAGAAGAGAACATTGAGATTTGGAACGATGGGTTGAAAGGCAAGATATACACAATAGCTGAGAAAATGGTCGAACTAGAAGACAAATTTATTGATCTAGCCTTCGCTATGGGAGATATGGAAGGTCTAACATCCGATGAAGTCAAGAAGTATATCCGATACATATGTGACCGGAGGTTGATCAGCTTGGGAATGAAAGGTATTTTCAAGGTAAAGAAGAATCCTCTACCGTGGGTAGAAGAAATGATTAATGCACCGACCCACACAAATTTCTTTGAGAACCGCGCAACAGATTATGCCCGCGGGGCTCTATCAGGAGACTGGGGCGAGGTATGGGGTGCAGCTCATGCATAGGAACAATTAATGGAAATTTTTAACTGGTCAGTGACATGCGAAATATGCGATACTGAAACAGATGTGTTGGTATATAATGAAGATGAAAAGCCCGTATTCTGTGCCATGTGTGGAGAGAGCGTAACTACGGTGGAGTTGGGTGATTCTCTTTAATGTGGACCTACAATGGAACAACATACGATCCAGCTGAAGAAGATTTACAAATGTACATTGGATTTGTTTACCTGCTCACCGAGATAGACACTGATATGAAGTACATTGGGAAGAAGTTTTTCTGGAAGAAGGTTACCAAGCCACCCCTGAAGGGTCGCAAGAACAAACGCCGCAGCCTGGTTGAATCAGACTGGAAGACCTACTATGGATCTAACGACAAGATAAAGGCACTGGTTGAATCTGGATCAGCTGATAAATTTAATAGACAAATCCTTAGGTTATGTCAGACCAAGGGGGAGTGTTCTTATTATGAGGCCAAGTACCAGTTCGATAATAGTGTTCTGCTGCGGGACGACTATTATAATGGCATTATCAGTTGTCGTATTAATCAATCTCACGTCAAGGGTATAAACAATCGTTGACTATAACGATACAGTTGCGTATAATAGTACATTGATACAGGGCGTGAACATAATTATATGGGGACTATTCAGTGATACTAATTGACTACAATGCAATCGCAATATCAAATGTCATAGCTACAAAACTTCAAGTCGACGAGAACATTATTCGACATCAGATACTGAACAGTATCCGGATACACAGAGCCAAGCACACGGCAAAGTGTGGTGAGGTAGTTATATGCTGCGATGCTAGTAACTACTGGCGCAAGGATGATTTTCCTCAATACAAGCACTCTCGCGGTAAGACCCGTGACACAGATAAGATAGACTGGGACGAACTGTTCCGTATTATAGAGCTTGTGTTGTCTGAGCTACGAGACAACTTTCCGTACAAAGTAATTCGTATAGATAGATGTGAGGCTGATGATATTATTGCTGAGCTATGTGAGCACACTCAGGAGTTTGGACAGTATGAGCGTATGATGATTATATCGGGAGATAAGGACTTTGCGCAACTTCAGAAACATGATAACATTGCCCAGTACGCCCCAGTGCAACGCAAGTTTATCAAGGAGGATAACGCTAAGGGGTTTCTAGCGGAACACATCCTTAAAGGAGATGCTGCAGACGGTATTCCTAATGTGTTATCCCAGGACGATTGCTTTGTTGAAGGAATTAGACAGACGCCCCTTCGTAGGAAAGTTGTTGATCAGCTTCTAGCTGACCCCAATGCCCTTGGAGAAGATGTATATCGTAATATTCAGCGCAACACAAAGCTGATAGATTTAACACAAATACCGGTTTCTCTAAAGGAGCAGATTATAAATAGTTTTAATAGTCAACAACCAGCAGCCAATAAGGGCAAGGTTCTAAACTACTTGATAGATAAACAATGCAGACTTTTGATTGAGAGCGCAGGAGATTTTATAAATGGCTAATTTTAATAAACCTTTAGAAATATACGAAATGTTGGAAAAAGTATCCGCAGCGAAAACTCGTGCGGAAAAAATTACGATGCTAAGAAATTATAACCACCACGCTCTTTTAGATGTGATGCGTGGTGCATTTGACGATGCTGTTCAATGGAACCTTCCGGAAGGGAAGCCTCCATTTCAAGCTAATGTTCCAGAATCTGTACCTTCTAGCCTTCTAAAGCAAAATCAGAAATTTAAGTATTTCGTGCAAGGCCCACTAAGCGAAAGCCTGACCACGGTCAAGCGCGAGCAAATTTTCGTTCAGGTATTGGAATCCATCCACCCCGCCGATGCTGAGGTTGTTATCAATATGATCAACAAGAAGTCGCCCGGCAAAGGAATAACCAAGAAGTTGGTACAGGAGGCGTACCCAGATTTGATTAGACTATAATGTTCTATTAACAAGGAGAAGCGATGCTACTACAGCAATTGCAACGTTTGCAGCAAGATTCAAAACAACTTGAACATTACATCCACCGATTGAATAAACAGGGGAACAAGGCCCTAGCTTGCAATATGATTAAAAAAGCGGAGTTTTTAAATCAACACATTGCTAATATACAGCAAACAATTCAATAAGGAAGGTGATCATATCTGCTCAGCCCCAGCAATGGGGCTGTTCTATTTACGGAAACTAATTTATGCCCACATACACACTACGCAATAAAGACACTGGGAAAATAGAAGAACGTATCATGTCTATATCCAGCAAGGAAGCTCTCGTCGAACAGGGAGAGTTTGAACAAATTCATACCAAGCTAGCTAGCATCGTTTCTACTCGCGGTAGCATACTTGGACAAACTTCGGGCGACTGGAAAGACCTTTTGAAGCGAACCAAAAAAGGATCTGGTAAAGGGAATACTATTAACACATGAGTAGACGATCAGAGACCAACCCAATTCATATCAAAATAGATCAACTCAGAGTATTTGATCCATTAACCCCACATCAAAAGGAAGCATTCGATGCATGGAAGCAGGGAAATCATCTGATCCTATCTGGATCAGCAGGAACGGGTAAAACTTTTATTGCGTTATATCTTGCTCTGCAGGAGTCGTTAGATAAGTCAACTCCATATGAAGAGGTCCGCATCATACGATCTATTGTGCCTACTCGAGACATTGGACACTTACCTGGTACAGCGGAAGAGAAGCTACAGGCATACGCCGGACCTTACAAAGGAGTGGTTAGCCAACTGTTCGAAAGATCGGATGCATATGATACACTTGTACAGCAGAGAGACATAGCGTTTGAGTCAACATCTTACCTACGAGGAGTCACCTTCGATAACAGTATCGTTATCGTAGACGAGCTGCAGAATCTTAACTTCCATGAATTAGTTAGTGTTATAACTCGTATAGGTAATAATAGTAAGATAATCTTCTGCGGTGATTATTATCAAACAGATTTTAAGAGGGAAGGTGAAAAGAAAGAGTGCCTAGAGTTTATTGATATCGTGGAGCAGTTGAGAAACTTCTCCCACATAGAATTCACTTGGGACGACATTGTAAGAAGCGACTTCGTTAGAGACTATATAATGACGAAGGAGATGAGGAGAGCGTAAGATGTATAAGCCAGACAATTTTATTATCCAAGAGCTAGTTGATCCTGAACTATATGAAATGTTCAAGGACAATGAAGATGTTATGTGGAGGATGTTTGATGAGGAGGCTCTACGGGGTCTGCAGTGGCTTAGAGATCGGTTCGGATCAGCTACAGTTAATAGCTGGGAGAGAGGCGGCGATCGAAAGTGGTCTGGTATGCGGACAACCAAAAGTCCATACTATAGCCAGGGCTCGATGCACAGCTGTGGTAAGGCGTTTGATATCATCTTTGATAACTACACTGCCGAAGAGGTCCGTGAAGAACTCAAGCTACTTGGAAACACTCCCCATATAACTCGATATGAAGATGACGTTTCTTGGACACATATGGATACCAAACCAACCAACACTCCAGACAAAGACTACTACTTTAAAGTTTAGGATGATTAAATAATGGCTAAATATACACGCCACGATCAGCGCAATAAGAAGCGGAACAAACACAAGTCTCAATCCAAAGCTGGACAGGTAACAAAAGCCAGGCGAGTTGGGAAGGACACAATTGAACGCGAGGTTGCGTGAAAATAGATCTAAACAACGATGAAATCATAACCGAGAAGGAGTTAGATCTCTCGCGGCAAATTGCCGATTTGAGAAACGATCAACTCAAGTGGGACGCTCAAAGACACATGGCTTGGGTGGCTATGTGGTCAATGGTTTTTACGGTGGGGGTTATACTAACCTCTTTTATTGGTGGCGAAAGGGTCCAATCTATCCGCCCAATTATTGAAGTATTCATATTTGCTCAGAGTGGAGTGGTAGCATTCTTCTTCGGCTTCTCAGCGTGGTTAAATAAAAAATAAAGTAGTTGTGTGTATACTGAAAATCGAGTATAATATACAGCATATGTTGACGTGGGATTATTTGTAATGAAGAACTTGGTTTATCAGTATTACATTCCATATGAAGCTGGTGATAAAGACATCGGAGGCGCTTCAATGCCCGATTGGGCATTATCCGGATCCGCTTCAGCTAAATCATATGCTGCACATTGTGGTGCAGATTATATGTTGAGTCACGATCGACTCTACCCTCACCTCGACCCTCGACTCGAATCCCTCCGGTTAATTCACGATCCAACGTTTGAACAATATGATCATATCCTATCTCTCGATCTTGACATGATTATTGCTACTCGTGAAAATATATTTGAGCTGCCTATACAAGACATTGCTATGGCACACGAGCTTGGTGTCTTCACAGGAAATTCAGCTGGTTGGATTAATAAGATTATGAATCATCCCATGGAACAGAGGGGTATCAGAGCTTATGGCCGTCATCTATTTGGATCCGATTGGGATTTTCCTAAATCAACCTTGTATCCACAAGAACAGTTTCGATACATGAATGGAGGTCTGCAACTCTGGTCCGCTGCAGGTAGATTAAAAGCCAGAGAGAACTTCAGATGTGTTAATCATTATTATGCACACACACGATACACGGAGCAGATGTATATCAACTTACAACTATCACAACCAATGTTCAATGTGACAGAATTAGATACTTCATGGAATCGGCTAGCTTATCAGTGGCCTGGAAGAAACCCTGATGGTAAAATTAATCACTTTCTCGGACAGTCTAAGTCAATGATGAGTCAATATGGGAACTTGCACCAATGAGCAATTATCTTGAAGTAGGCGCATCTAAACAAAGAGGATTGAACTGGACGTTGATTGGATTCAATGTCCACGATATCACAAATCTACCAATACCGATGGTATCAGATAATGAGTTTGATGGTGTATATTCTGAGCACTTCATTGAGCACTTATACAAGTATCAAGGTATTAATTTTTTGAAGGAGTGTATGCGAATACTGAAGCCTGGTGGCACTATTCGAATCTGCTGGCCTGCATACGAATACGTTGAACGGTTGGTTGGTCCTGAGGATTTGACTAAGGACGAGTTTGTTGATGAGTATTATAATTTATATATCAAACCTAAACAGCATGATGAGTTTAAAGAGCATATGCATAGGTCGCCCCAAGAACAAGTCGCTTTGAATATTATACATCAAGCTGGCCAGCACTTGCATATTTGGGCCAAGACAGAATTGATGCAGGAGCTTTCAGACTTAGGATATGTGAACGTAGTCGATTGTGAATATGGTAAGAGTTCTATTGTCGACTTCAATAATATTGAGACACCAGGAAGACTCAGAGAACTTCATTCCAGTCAAATTGAAGCTACAAAACCTAGGAATTAATTATGGCCACTTATTTGGAAATAGCAGCTGCCCGTAAACGTGGCCTCAATTGGGACGGCGTTAGAGATGTTCCAATGGACGGTTGTATGGTATATGATATGACCAACCTACCTATGAAGGGTGTGCAAGATAATGCTTATGATGGTGTATATTCTGAGCACTTCATTGAGCACCTGCACAAATATCAAGGCATCAATTTTCTAAAAGAGTGTCTCCGTATAATGAAACCAGGTGGCACCGTACGCACATGCTGGCCCCCATATGATATTATAAAACGGTTAACCACTAATGAAGATCTCTCTGCAGACGAGTTTGTGCAACACTATTATAAATTTTATATTCAGCAACATAAGTTTGCTCCCCCAGGCAACGAGCATCGAAGTATGCAAGAGCAAGTAGCTTTAGGTTTATTGCATCAATCTGGTGAACACAAATATCTTTGGGGTAAGCAAGAACTGATGGACACGCTTGGAGGGTTGGGTTTTGTCAATGTCAGGGAGTGCTCTTATAATAAAAGTTCTATACTAGATTTCAACGGTATAGAAACACCAGGTAGGATAAGAGAGTTGCATTCAGTGATAGTGGAGGCACGTAAGCCGTGCTAACCATAATTGTATTGTATAAAGACACGCCGGATATATTCAAAGAATATTGGTTACCCTTGATATACAAACATGGAGGGCAAGGGGCTCTGCACGGAGCTTGCTTGGAGTTTATTGTCGTCGATAACGGATCCGATAATCTGTTGCCGGATCAAGGAATAAAAAATCTAAGAATATACACCGCAGCAAAAACATTGCCTAATGATCAAGCCATCAGCATGGCAATTAGATATGCTCAAAATGAGTTAATACTTATTACGGATATTCATTCGTTGCCCACATATCAAACCATGACATTACTACAAGACCTATATAATAAGAATCAAACAATTTGGCCAGTGTGGTTTGACGCTCCCGACGTTAAATGTGAAAATGCCTTCTCTATACTGAGATCCGATTTTAAGAAACATAATGATATCCGAAAATGCGCCCAGCTAACTCAATCCTCGGTAGACTCTACAGCTAGTATGTATCGGGTTCCGTGGAGCATAATTATAGACAAAAACGCCGCTCGAATAAAAGCTCTTTATGAATAATATACTTGTTGTGGGCGCAGGATTATCTGGGGCAGTTATTGCTAGGGAACTTGCTGAATTTGGTTGTAATGTGCATGTTATAGACAAGAGGGATCATGTTGCCGGAAACGCTTATGATTATCAAGATTCGTATACCGGTATACGAATACATAAATATGGTCCTCATATATTTCACACCAATAACAAAAAAGCCTTCACTTGGTTCACTCGTTTTGGTGAGTGGGTTAATTATAAACATAAGGTGAAGGCTAAGTTGAAAAATGGTCAAATGGTGACTCTACCCGTCAATCTGACTACAAAAAGGATTGTCGGCGAAAATAATTTACTCGATGTTTTATTTCGCCCATATACAAAGAAGATGTGGAACAAAGAAATAGAAGAGTTGTCTCCCACTATTCTAAACCGGTTACCCACCCGAGACGATGATAACGAGTACTATTTTCCCAATGATCAATATCAATTTATGCCTAAGTCTGGATACACATCTATATTCAAAGAAATATTTGATCATAAAAATATCAAAGTTAGTCTGAACACCCCTTTCCATAAACATATGAAAAAAGATTATGATCATATATTCAACTCAATGTCAATAGATGAGTATTTTGACTACAGATATGGAAAGTTACCATATAGATCCATAAAATTTTTAACGTCCACTTTAGGAGAAACTCAATATTACGGTTTGCCGGTAGTAAATTTTACAGACATGGGACCATTCACGCGCGTAACAGAGTGGAAGTGTTTTCCATCACACGGTGAAAATAAAAACTGCACAGTCGTGACCTTTGAGGAACCCTGCGACTATATGGACAACAATCTAGAAAGATATTATCCAGTAAAAGACATAGATGGATCAAATAGAAGGACATATCAATCTTATAAATTATTAGTAGAAGATAATATGACTTTCATCGGTCGGTGTGGAATGTATGTCTATATCGATATGGATCAGGCGATACATTCATCGCTAATAACAGCGCAGAAATTTAAGGATACAATATGAAGAATTTGATATATCAATACTGGGCAGGACCAGATAAACCAGGAGTAACAGCCAGCACTGAGAAGATGGCAGAATACGCCAAACGCATCGGCGCGCAATATAGATTTGATAATAATATAATCATTGCTGGACATAAGTGTGATGTGCCTATCTATTATGAACCAGCTAATCCGTTGGTGGATGATTCGTTTGATCAATATGATAATGTCGCTTTAGTTGACATTGATGTATTTCCAATTGATTCACTATCGGAAAATATATTTGAACATTTGAGCGGAGAAGACGCTGGTATATGCACTGAACCCATGCAACCATACTGGAGACAGATATATAACGTAGCTAGCATAACAAACACCAATGATATGAGGTGGTGTAGTATACTAAAAGATAATTGGGGTGTAAATTATTCCTTTGATAATGAAGGACGACCTATGGTATATAATACCGGAGTGGTCGTTATTTCTAAAAAAGGATTGCAAAAGATTAAGAGTACTTGGCCGTCCTTTCAAGAATATATTAATGCCATGCGTCGAGCCGGCTTACCAAATTTTTACAACTTGTTCCAAGATTATTTCTCGGCCTTTATACATAAAGAGGGTTTTGAGTTCAAGTCTATGCATAATGGTTGGAATTCGTATGTACATAAACTTGGTGCACATCCGAACGCTATAGCTAATGATACCAGAACCGATGAAACAAAACTGGTTCATATCATGTTTCGTAATGCAGATAATTGGCCAGCAGATGCTCTTTGGCGAGTAACAAATCTACCCGTAACTCTCTGGAATTTACCAGTGCCGCCTAATTGGCCTAACGATTAAACCACGATAAACTTATGAAGAAAGTAATAATATGAACATAATACTTCAACATTTTACCGGAGAACTGAGACCGCTCGATAGATTATCAATATCAAACATAACAAGGTATTGTCATAAGATAGGCGCGGAATATGAATTAGTGTTGGGTCAAGCATTTCGGGAGCACCTCACTCCCCCGTGCCAAAAGGTATGTTTATTAGATGAACGGTTCGATCAATATGATAACGTTTTAATGCTAGACATAGATATGTTTGCTACTAGAGATCTTTCCGATAATGTATTCGACATCGAGCCCGGAATAGGATTGCATGTTCAAACGCAACAAATGCTGCTGAGTCGTATGGTGAGTCATTACAGGTTGCGTCCTCAATCGGCATATTGGGGTGGCTCTTTCTATAAGATGGATCGAGAAACTAGGATAAAACTTCGCTCATTTATTCCTAAGGACGATAGTTGGATGGACTTATATAACAAACCATATCATTTTGAGGATGAGGGCATCATGGCTGAATTATATGAAATGGCCGGGTATACAGATAGGAAATACATTGACAGACGTTGGTGCCAATGTAGTTTTTTACCCGAGCACATGCCGGGCTTCATACACATCAGAACTAAGATAACTCCAACTGGTCCAAAAAGAGAAAAGTTGGCTAACTATGACCACCTGGTATCAACGGGAATAATATGAACAATATAATACTACAACATTGGAATGGAGACTTACCTAGCTGGGCATCTGTAGCTAGACAGACCATGGAAAATTACGCACAAGCTATAGGGTGTGATTATGAATTGGTCACAGGACATCCTGTGGGAAAACAACATGGTCCTTGGAGTCAGAAGTTGTGTCACCTTGATGAAAAGTATGATACATATGATAAGGTGTTAATGTTAGATATGGATACCATTGCCACTAGAAAGAACGCTAATGTTTTTGATAGACCCGAGGTTGGTGTGATACACGAACGCGCGATGATGGGGCCACACCGCGCCCGAACACCTAAAGGGGCTCCAGGTTTATATAATCGCGGCGAGTTAGTGTTCTTTGGTAACTTTATAATGTTGAAACGGGATCAAAGATTGGCTCTTCGTGAGCATTTAGATTGGAACTTATTTGAAAAAGAAATAATAGATCATTACTGTGGTGATGAAATTATTATGCATTATCTACTTGACAAGTCTGGTATACTGAAAGGTAAACCGTATGAAGAAATTTGTATGAGGTGCGGTGGAACTACAATTGATAATGTGTATTTTAGAGAGTCTGGTACATATGATAAATTATTCTGCAATTTACCAGATGTGGGTCACACTGATCCTGATGGAAATGCTACCTTCGTTCATTTTTGTTCAAGTCGAAAAAATAATTTAGAGTCTTTTGTTTCACAGCATAACATACTGTAAGGAGAAATATTATGATGTTTGGTCGCAACCCTGGTTCAGATAGAACCGTAGATCATATACCATTGGGTTCCACGGGCGCCGAGTTGGGTGTTTGGAAAGGTGATACATCCGCAAAGTTTTTAACTCGGGCTGGACACCTGCACCTAGTAGATTCGTGGAGTCCTATCCCGTATGAGGAATCTGGAGAATGGGGCACCTATCAGAATTATCTAGACAGATATTCTTGTTTAGTTGGAGGAGAAACAACCGAAGATTTTAATCGATTCTATGATCAAATATGTGAAGGTGTTAAAGCGAGATTCCTCTCTAGTAATGTAACAATACATAGAATGAGCACGGATTCTTGGTTTGATAGAGCAATCAATAAGTATACATTAGACTGGATATATGTTGACGCAAGCCACGCATACGAACAAGTATTAAAAGATCTTAACAACAGTCTGCGGGTAGTTAAATATGGAGGATTTATTATTGGAGACGATTACTCTGATAAGAAACCTGGAGTGAAAGCGGCCGTGAACGATTTCATCTCATCGACGGACTATGTGCTTGACAACTTTTATGATGATCAGTATAAAATAAACTTGTGAATACAGATACTGCTAACATGCAATGTGGTGATCGATGTGTTTAATATATCGTGGCCGAAAAGAAACGAAGATTTATCTCTAGAAATGGATGCCATCAAGAAGGCAGATCCTAATATGTCGCACGACATAAATTTACTTTCACTACCCACATTATACAACAATCTTGTAGAAGTATTGGTTGACATGGGTATTCCTTATGAGAAGGTTTTTGGCCAAAGATTCCGCGTTCCGGATACATTCAAGGAGAACGAAGATATATATCTGAGCTATCATTCTTCATCCAACGAATTATATAAAAACTTGTGGCATATACACACATCCCCACTGCCTGGCTATTTTTCATTCGACCGTCGCGGTTTTTCATGCTTTAGTGAGCCCGCCATCAACAGTAATTTTTTTGAGTTAAGTAAGCTGGTCGACATTGACCTAGCTAGAGAGTGGTATAATACCTTCTCAACCAACTATATCAATTCTAACATTAGTCGAATCCAGCAACCCGATCAAGATGCATATAATATACCCAACGATAGACCTCATATTTTTATTGGCGGGCAACTGAGTTTTGATTCTGTATTACGATCCGCACATTTTGACGTACAACAATACTACAATAATATATCTAATATGTTTCCCGATCATAACATTTTTTATAAAGGACACCCCGGATCCCAACCCGGAAAACCTAACACCCTCATTGCACCGCAAGGGAGTAATGTAATACAATATACAGGATCCATCCACTCTATTATAAAAAATGCTGATGCTGTATGTGTGGTTAATTCGGGGGTGGGCTTCGAATCCCTACTGCACTTAAAACACGTTTTCACGGCAGGGAGATGTGACTATCAGTGGGTGACTCATAATTTAAAATCAATTTCTGATATGAATGATATGCCCAATCTTATCTCTCGCAAGGTTGATGAAGATAAGGTCATAAAATTCTTATACTACATGGCAAATGAGGTTTATGTTGCTGTTGACGATAAACAACGCATTGCAACAGCCATAGAGAAGGCTATAAAGATTAACAACGGTTGAGATACAAAGAGAATTAAAGATGCTGAAGATATACATTATTACGACGGAAACTGATACAGCTATTAATCAACGCCGTAATTTAATACACTCCATGTCTAAAGCTAAAAACAACATTGATGGGGAGTGTATACTTGTTGAGGCCACCACTCCAGAAACGTTGACTTCACATGCAGCTGCGTCTAATCGCTTGTCCTCCTTTAAATGGAATTGGCCACTGTCGCCCCAGCAGAGTGGTCTCGACATGGCGTCAGGGCTTTATAAGAACGCCTACGCCGCGCAAGATCAGCAAAAGGTCATTGCTTGTGCAATCTCTCATGCTTTATTATGGGAGAAGTGTGTTGAGGTGGATGAGGCTATAATGATACTCGAAAGCGATGCTGTATTCACCCGTCACTTTGACTATAACGATGTCAAGGATAGTAAGTGGGGCGCACTTGGATTAAATGATCCACGAGGGACAACTCGAAAGGCTTCGGTTTTTCATTCCATAGCTACTGCCAATAAGAAGCCGGGCGTGTATAATGTTCCCAAGGTTGATGAAATAGGAAGCGTTCCTCAACCACAAGGGTTAGCGGGCAACTGCTCATACCTAATAAGGCCACACGCGGCCACTCAACTACTAGATGCTATTGACACATATGGTCTATGGCCAAATGATGCTTTAATGTGTCAAGAATTGTTTCCATGGTTACGGATCTCTCTACCCTTCTACACCAGGGTGCAGGGTGGTGCGTCTTCCACTAAAGGATAACCTATATTATGAAAGCGTTTGTTATAACCATTATGAGGATGCAAGAGTC